TAATAAAGTCGCCCACCTGATGCAATAGCCAAAAGTTCAAAGCTGTAATCAAAGGTTACCAATTGATCTGTTGGCCCACCAACATCACCCAATGTAGTGACTGCGCCTGTGCTGGATATTTCTACCAGCTTTGTACCCATCACCCGATAACAGCCACCTTGCCAGTTAATGCCGCCACGGTCAACGCCTGGCCCTGTGCCATTTGACACAATCCCGTCACCTGGTCTCAAGAATCCATTACTAATGCCTGATTGTTTTGGAACAGGCACAAGATTGACGGGGTACGATGTACGCAGTTCAGGGGTGTTGTCGGTGTAAATACCGTTAAGAATAGGTATTTGCATTACTTTTTCGCCTTGTTACGTGCAGAGATTGCCTTGGCCTTCGCCTTGGCATCAGCCTTAGACGATGCGCCCCATGCCTTCAAACTTAAGAGCAATCGTGTAGGTTCACCGTCCTTGTATTCAGGGCCATCATTGCCGCCCATACGCGCTAAGAACGATGCTCTACGGGGATTGTCGCCAGACTTAACTGGTGGCTTTAGGTTCATGCCTTCAGCCTTTGCTGCAGCCCTGCCCTTGGCGTTCAGTCCACCTTTAGGGTTCTGACCTTCTTTACGTGCATAGACTGGGGTTTTCATCTGAATCCCTTGATCTTTTCAGCTACCTTTTTAGGTTGCTTGGCAAACTGCTTGCCTGACTTTGTAGCCTCACGCTTTGCCCGTGTGGTTGCCGCATACTCAGCCGCAGTCAGGGCTTTGATGGCCTTTGCGGGAAGATACCTTTCGCCTGTTTCAGACGATGGCTTTCCTGACTTAGTGCGCCAATCCTGCGAACCCCAATCTTTCAGGCTTTTTTGTGGGGCTTTCATTTATAACCCCCGCCTTTTTTCTTGTACTCAACCGCTAACAGTTGAGCTTTTCGGGCTGACCATTCGTTTGGGTCACCGCCCTTTGTCCCTGCCTTGATTTTTTCAAACAAGGCTTTACGCATGGTTGGCTTCGTATAGTTGCCAGCCGCATTAACAGTTGATTTGGGCTTGGTGGCCATTACGCAGCCACGCCTTTGATAACTGCAAAGTTGAATACTGGAGTTTCAGTTGTCGTGCCGCCAGTGGTGCGGAAAGTAATGTTGAAACTACCAGCCGCTACCGCAGTAACCATCAAGTCATACAAATCAGTGCCTGATTTTTGATTCAAGATAATCACATCGGTTGCCGCCACAGTGCTGTTGGTTACAGTGAAGGTTGCTGCTACTGTTGTTCCAGCCGCACTGAATAGCGTGATTGCGCCAGCAGTCTTGTTAAGTGTCACGCCTGTGGTTCGACTTGTCCCTTGTGTGACAGTGCCGCCTGCGCCTGTGGCATAACCTACGCCAGCAGTGCCAGTTGAAACAATAGCACCAGTGGCTGTCAAACTTGTGCCAGTTGCTGCACCAATTACTGGTGTTACCAATGTTGGTGTGTTTGCAAACACCAATGAACCTGTACCAGTCTCATCCGTCATTGCCGCACGTAGATTGGCACTTGATGGGGTTGCCAAGAAAGTCTGAATACCTGCCGCATAAACTGCATCAGCATTGATCTGATACCAAGAGTTTGTGGGCTGATAGAAACGAATGGCGGTTGCTGTGCCAGCGGGTAGTGTAGTCACACCACCATAAAGAGCAGTTGCACCATTCAGCGCAATCGTCAGCGAGGTGATCTCTTGGGTCGAGGTAATCAGCACCGTAGTGCCATCAGGCACACCAGTGTTCAAAGGTAGCGTAATCGTGCCAGTTGCCAGCGTTCCAGCGGGTTGCAACAGCATCCATTGATCTTGGCTAACTGGAGTTGGAACGGTGATGTTGAATCCAGAGCCAGGCACATACAGATTCACCGATAGAGTTGGCGATGCAAAACTTTGCTGAAAGAAAGTCAACAAAGAACCAATTGAGGTTCTGCGAGCATCACCATTGTTGGGTGAATAAACAGGTAACTGATCGCCACTTGAAATGACATTCAGAACTGGCAGTTGATTGATTGTTGGCATGATTGTCCTTAGTTATACTCAAGAGGCCCATCAGGGCCAGCATCCACAGGGAAATAAGGTGGTCTGACATATGGATTGTCGTAGACCCTCCAAGGCTTGTTGCCAGCACCCGATGGCATTGTTGCTGGCAGTTGCTGTTCAAGCGGGAATGTGGCTCTTTGTAACAGAATGTCGTAACCCTGTTTGGCAGTGGTTTTGGTCTCGATCATCACTTGCTTGCCGTAACTTGGCGCAAGTCTGATTCCTAGACTGCAAATAATTGCTTCATAAGCAGAATCAGGCACATTGGTTTCTTCGTCCAAGTCACTGTCTTGTGGGCTGGATGGCAAAGGGTAACCCAAGCGGATTCCCTTGGCGTTCCAATCAGCCATCATTGCATCAAGTCGGCGCAGGGCAGATTGCAACTGCTCTGGAGCAAGATCAAAGACGTAAGATGCAAGCCCGATTTCCTCAAAGGCTGCACTTATGAATTGTCGTTTTGTGTAGCCCATGCTGATTCCTCAATGTGTTTCAGAAGTGTCGCATCTGACCAGCGTTTGTCAACCTTCATGCCAATAGCTTCAGCCTGTTGCAACATTTCCTCACGGGTCGGTGGGCTGTCATCAACATTCTCAACAACTTCAAGCATTTCAATTAGCTCATCAGGCACTTCAATAATTTGTGCGCCAATAGGCGATGGGCGAATCTGCTTTATTGCTTTGCGCTCTACAGCATTGGCTTTTTTCAGCTTACGCTTTTGTAACCGCAACTCTTTCCACGGGGCAAGAGTCTTGGTCTTGACGATTGCGGCTGACTTAATCATTTTTTCATCGGTGCTTTGCTAGGCTTGCCAGCGGCTTTTGCCGACTTAGTAGCCATGCCAAGTGCCATTGCAACAGCTTGCTTTTGGGGCTTGCCTGTTTTCATTTCCATTTTAATATTTTTGGAAATGGTCTTGTCTGAGTAACCTTTTTTCATTGGCATTTTGCTCTCCATGTAAAACAGGCCAACATCTCTGCTGGCCTGTCTGGGTTTAACCACCGATACGATAGACGACAAAGGTATCAGCCGCAGTCTTACGGCAACGGAATCGTGCAGATGCACCAGACGTTGCAGCAGTTGCGGCAGAACCAACGATGGTCACGTTTGTATTGACAGTCAATGTCAAAGCAAATGCAGCCAAGGTGATGACACTGAAGTCAAACGAATCACCGATTGCCCACTCAGTTGCCAAATCAAGGTTTGCACCTGTTGGCAATTGAATGTCACGGCTTGCTGTGGGAGTAGCAGTGATGATACCTGTCAACACGTTGGCAGCAGTTGCCGCCATCGAGCCACCATCAGCAATGTTGGCTGGCGCACCTTGAGGTTGCCAGTTGCCATTGTTGCTGATGTCAGGGGCAACACCCACAGAGTAGTACGCACCCGATGCACCAGCTTGAATAATCACGTTGGTGGCATTGGTAAATGCGCCTGAAACATAGGTGGTGTTGTCAACCGTTGCCAACAGGTTATTGGCTTCAGGAAAGTTGGGGAAACCAACTTCTTGAAACACTTGAGCCGATGAAAAGGCTTGAACAGCGATTTTCTCGCCTGCGGGTACGGCAACAGTAGCTGTACCTTGTGCAAAAATTACTTGATAGCTCATGGTCGCCCCCTATTAAGTCTGACCGAATAACAAAATACCAGACATTTCTGGCTGCTTATTGACCACACCAAACAAGGTATCCAAACGATACTTGGTCTTCATGGTGTTTACATCGTACTGCTTTTGCATGACCAGCTCGATGCCCTGATCTGTGGAAGCACGCATCACTGCGACACCAGCATCAGAGGGGACAGCGTAACGACCAGGCAGAATCTCCAACGCATCTTTTTGCCAGAAGCAGTTAACTGGTGCAGTTACTGTATTCAAGCGGTTGATGGTACGAGCAGTGTTGGCAGTAACGATACAGTTCTGATATTGCAACTCGGCATCAGTTCCACCTTGTGCGGAAATAATGGGAGGTGTAATCACGCAAGTTGTTGCATTGACCACTTGCACCACACGGAAGGTTTTGGAGAATCCAGTACCTTGTTTAGTGATGTGATGGACAGCCTCAACGCCTGCGATTTCAATGGCTGAACCAGCAGGCAAGTTGGTGGTGTCAGACACGGTAATCGTTTGGAAACGATTGTCCACGTTCTGAGTCTCGCCAGTTGCTGCGGTGGCAGTTGCCACTGGAACATAGTAGTTGTTGGCGGCAGCCAAAGTGCTCATTGTTGGATCAGCACCAGTTGCACCAGCAAGGCGGTTTGCGTAGTCCAGTTTGTAGGTATCAAAACCTGCAACCATACCCACAAATGAACGCTCGAAAGCGGTATTTGACTTAGTACCTGCGAAACTACGTGACACAGATGCGCCACCAGTACCACCAGCAATGTTGCCAGCGATGCCGTTGTAGTCACGGCTTGACAAAGCCAAGTAACGATCAAACGATTGAACACCCTGCTCGTTCATGATGCTGTCGCACAAGGCGATATCGTCATAGTCACCAGCGGCAGTGTTCACGGTCACGACCAAAGAGCCTTGAGCCGCAGCCACGTTCATGATGGCGATGTTGATGTCAGAGGCCAACTTCTGCTTGGCAGCTTCGCCCAAACGACCTTCTTGCAAAGCGTCACGCAACTCAAGCGCATCCAAGATGAACGGCACAGACTTTTGAAAGCCGAGCGTTGCAGGGACGGAAAGCTGTGTGTAAGCTGTGAAGTTGTTGGTCTGATCCATACCATCATACGACTGTGCGATGTAAGGCTGTGGACGGTAGATCACGTTGTTGGTGCGTTCCATCATCGAACCATCAGTGTTGTAGATGGACACGTTGCGGGACAAAACCAAAGCATCGTTAAAGCCTTCGAGGATGTCCTCAAACGCTACGCGCTCTTCTTTTGAAAAACTATTGCTCATGATAAGCTCCTAAAAAATTATTTGGATACTGATCGTTTCTGCGCCTTGTACTGAATGACCTTGGTCATGTTTCCAGTACGTGCCGCATCTTCTCTCAGCCGTTCAAGTGTTGAGTCCACCGCACCTGCTGATCGTCCAGTACCTGTAACGATTCGCTCTGGTGCGGGTGCTTGCCTGCGGTTTGTAACTTTCAAATCTTTCTCCAGTTTTGCTACCGCAAATGCAAACTTTACGGGGTCTTTGATTTCAGACAACTCTTTAGCCTTTGCAGGGTTCTTGCCGAGTGCGTAAACAACGAGTGCAGGGTTATCTGCACCTTGCAGCAAAACGCCTTGCTGGGTAATAGAAAAAACTTGTTGAGCAACTTCTTCAGCATCCTCAAAGTCTTTTACTCTAAGCTCGGCTTTCGCCTTGCCATAACCATCCAACTTGGCTTGCCATGCCTTTTGCTGATTCATAACTTCAGCTTCTTGCTTGGCGTTAACTTCATCGGCCTGTCGCTTGCGCTCAAACCAACTTGTCAATGCTTCCTCGTATGCATCAGCGTCATAGTCGTGATCTTCTAGCTTTGGCTTGTTTCCAATCACCACTGGTTTGATCTCAGGTGGTGCGGCTTGCAGCTTGCCTTGCAGTTCACGATTCTGCCGTTGCAGTTCTCGGTTCGTCTTACGCAACTCTTTAACCCATTCAGGCGCTGGAGTATGTTCTTCGGGAGGTGGCGCTTCCTCACCAATGCTGACAACTACTTCTTCGGTATCTTCGGGTTCTTCTTCATCAACGATTTCGCTGACTTCGATTTCTTCTTCTTCTACCTCAATTTCATTGTCTTCAATTACTGCCTTTTGATTCATCTTTGACCCCATTAAACTCACCCATTGAAACGGTGGGTGGCATCCGTTAATACATTCTCGCTTATTTTTTACTGATTCGCAACAGGTTGGACAATCTGACCTTGCAATATTTCTTGTACTGCCTGGGCATTGGTCATTGCCATATTCTGCGAAGTTTCTTCGACCTTACCCAATGTCTCTAAAGTTTGGGCGCGTTTGAGTTCTGCGCTGGCCACAGTTTCCACAGTATCAGCTCTAGCTTTGGCTGCTTTTGCCATTTCATTCTCGGCTGCCGCTTGCAAATACATGGAGTTCGGGTCTTGTGGTTTGCCTTGCATTTCTGCCATAAGTTCTTCGGCTTCTGTGTCGGTAGGCTGCACCACACCCATGCGTAACAATTTCTTACGGAAGTAAGCATTTGCATCGCCTACGCCTTCGCCTTCCATGTTCATCATGGCCATTGCGGTCAGAACTTGGGCTGTTTCTGGGTCTTGGGTTATCTGGAGCATCCCTGTCAAAGCCCTAACTGTTGCTGCGCGTTTACTACTACTGGATGGCCCAACTTCTGCCACAACGTCAAAAGTGGCATCACTCAAGTCGTTTGACATCTTTATCTCGCCAGTTTCTTGATCAATCATTGGCTGCATCAACTCAACCATTCCAGCTTCACCAGTAGGCGCGATGGTCTTCATCTTGCGCTTGTCCTCGGTGTAAATATCCCTTGCCATACTTAACCAAATTTCACCACAGCGTTTCATGCCCTTGGCAAAGTTGCTCATGTAAATGAAGGTCTGCATATCTACACGGGTTTGAATCATCTCCACCGCTTTGCCAGATACGCCTGACACCATCTTGTCAGCACCTTGCGGGTTGCCTAGAATTTCCTGCATATCCTGTTCGGTAATCTGCAACAGTGCTGCCATTGCAGGTGGGATTGCAGCAGATCTTGTATAACCAACAGGGCCAGAGATTTGTGTGCCACCATCAGCACCAGTGACAGGGTTAATCAGCAGATAAGGGTAATCCCGAAGGTTGTCTTCAGCCCACATCACTTGATGACCTGCCACTTGTTCAGGGGTCATGATGGGTTTTTCAATGCTAGATAGTGCGCTGATCTCGCCTAACTTGCTCAGTTGCATATTCTTCAGGCGTTGGGCATCTTTAGCCAAACGCACAGCACCCATGCAGCGCTCGATGTTATCCACAAACCAACGTTTGCCGTAAACCACAACAATAGGGATGCACTTGCCTGCAATATAACCAGCGTCTTCTAGAACCTTGCCGCCAGACATAATGTATTTGCGAACACGCATACGCTTGACGCGCTTTTGACGCACCTCACGTGTGCCGATTGCCATTAGGGTTTCTTCTAGCATCTCATCGTTCGCAAAGTCTTGCTGTGTGTAGCGTTCTTCAGTGCCATCAATTGCTTCGAATATACGGATGACCTCTGTTTTTTCCTCAATCTTGTAGTATTCAGCCACAAACACAACATCAGGCGTTGCCCAATCAAACTCGTATTGGTGGATTATCTTAGGCCAATCCGTTGGGTCATCATTGTAGATTTCTTTGTAGCTTTCGCGGGTCATGCTGGTGACCACAAAGCAATACTTAGCGTCTGACTTGTCCTGGCGCTTGGCGTTCAGGTCAAAGAATACAGAACTGTCTGCGTCATAAATAGGCTCAAATCTGATGCGTTGTCGGTCATTTTCATCATCTTCTTCGTCTTCGTAGACTGTACGCAAACGCCATGCACCGATACCACCACCGACAGCTTCTTCAAATGCGTTGTCATAGGCTTCATCAGCTACGGATGCCTGCTCATCAGCGCGGTATAGACCATCACATACTTCAGCCAGTTTGTCGTTCGCTGTCCCGTCTTTGCTCACATAGTCAACAGTGATGCGGTTATTACGGTATTCGTTGACGATGCGAATAACTGCCAACATGATCTTGTTGACTTCAAACTTGGGCTTGTTTTCGTACTGGTCATAAAGTGGGCCTTCCCACTGAGCGCCACAAAGGGAATAGAAACGCCTGTCTTGCAAGCATTGCAGCCGTTCATCCCGCAGCGCAGTTTGAATATCATTGAACTGCCGCAGGGCTTCAGCGTGAAGATTTGCAAGTCGTTGGTCGTTGGTTACTCGTGCCATATTTGTCCTTTAATGGATTATCTACCAGCGTTTGACATTGGGCAATGGCGTAAATGTAGCTGGCTTAGTAACCGCTGATCGCCTGATTCCCTCACACGCATAACGCAAAGCATCAATTACGTGGTTCTTTTTGTCCTCAAGAACTGGCAAGATTCTACCAGTTAGCGGGTCTTGCTTGT